AGTTGATTTGCGTGTCTTCTTATTTGCTTTGCTTTTTTTGAACGCATTAGTTATCTCCTGTACTTTAGGTTGCTTAACAACTCTTGTTAAATATGAAAGACCTTTAGCATATTGAAATACTCTAAGACCTTTACCATCATTAGAATCTTTATGACATTCTAACTTATGTCGGCAGTACATGCAACCTCTAGGTAGTTTCATATTACCAGAAACACCATCAGGTATAGGCTGATAACATAATTCAGGTGGTGTATCGTCTTTTAAAGACTTCTTGACTCTATCTATTTTAGTCTCTATGTTAGGCTTGTCAAGTTCTTCAGGAAGATAGAGTGCTAATTCTCCACTTTCTTTATTCATAGCTAAGAAACCACCACCAGAAGTACCATGACCTGCTTCATATCCTGCCAGTTGAGCAAGATAACCAAAGGTATCGTCTTCTCTTAGTGTTCCGTCTTTAAATTTCTTAAAGGCAAAACCAGAGGCAGTCTTAATATCTATTACTTCTCCATCAATAACACAATCCATGTGTCCTTGTACTCCTTTAACCTTTACTTCTTTCTGTTCATCAGATACCTTGTGTCCTGCTAGTTTAACTAATAGAAGTATAACTTCTTCGAGCATGTGTCCATAAAGAAACTTAATGAAGGTAGCAGGTGGCATTGGTTGTGCTTGTGCTTCCGTCTTCATGTCAAACCAAAGCTGTCTGTTAGGTCTACCTATGTTAGACATCCTTAAAGTTTCCTTGTCTCTAGGTCTAGGATTAGACCAATGACGCAGTACCTCTTTCATATCCTCGCCAAACTGATCTATCACTTCGTCAGATAGGTTAAGTGATTTACCCTCGCCAAGTCCTGACAACTGTTTATATATATCGTCTACTAGTGTGTTTAGTTTTTTCATTCTCTATGCTCCACAAATCTTAGTGTTCTTGTATCAGGCTCAAACTGTAATAATTGTACTCCTATTTCAACTTGTTCTGGTGATCTACTACCGCCCTTCGTAACATTGTTACCTGTTTCTTTATGCAGTTGTGGTTGTGCAGTTTTAACATCAATAAGTTTTATATTTCCTTTTGAATCTCTAACTATTAAATCTATTGGACCACTACATCCACAATTCTTAAAGACTTCATAGCCATTATCCCATAACCATGTTACTGCATAAAACTCAGCCATGTCTCCCTTTCTACTACTATCGTTTGGTTTAATGTGTTTCATTGATTAACTCCTATATCCCATTTTACTTTACTATATTCAACTATGTAGGGCATGTTCTTTTTTCTGTGTATAACACAAAAATGACAAAGAGTTGTAATAACATCATGTTGTCCTTCTTCTCTGTTAGACCAATGTTCAGTTGAATAACATGCATTATCATAGATATCAATAGTTTCACCACAATTATAATCTGGTTGAGGAAAGAATAATGTTTCCCATTGTTCAGAATGAACATCTGCATAATCAATATAAAAATCTTCTTTAGAGCCTTTATAGGTTTGCTCAATTAATGTTGCATTTTCAAATGCTTTTAAATATCTATCATCAGATATATAGTTTTGGCTGTTTATATCGTACTTCAAGTGTTTATCTTCTTCAAGTTCTCTGCACATACATTTAATGTGTTTCACTCCAGTTGTCTCCTACTTTGTATTCCCCATCCATAGGACAGCGAAGATTATAATAGTTACCTGCAGTCTGTATACAATCAACAGCTAACTTACCTACAAAATCTGCTAAATCTTCTCGCACTTCCATCTGCCACTCGTCATGTATATTAGCAACGAAGTGTGCGTCTAGTGTTTGTAATTTAATTAAAGAGTGTAGCATAGCTAATGCTCTCTTCATTACTATTGCTCCACCACCTTGTAGTAAGGTATTAAGGGCAGCGTGTTGTGTTCTTATTAAAAGTTTTCTACCATCTAATCCCTTCAACCATTTCTTTTCGGATGCTCTGATAGCTTTATCTCTAAGAGCCTTAAATGTTGGTCTATTATTAAAGAAATGTTGTCGAAGTCTTTCACCATCATCTTGATTTCCTCCAACCACACTACCAAGTTTTGTATCTCCTGCTCCGTATATAAGTGCATAGATGAATGTCTTTGCCTTATCTCTTGATTCAAGTCCTGCAGCGTGTTGATTAGCTGTGTGTATATCTCCGTTGATAATTTCATTTGTAAATTCCTCGTCTTTCATGTAATGTGCAAGTATCCTTAGTTCCAGTCCACTTGCATCTATGCCTACTAGTTTATAACCTTCGTCTACTGTCCAACATTCCCTACATTCTTTTCCATAAGGGCTTTTAATGTTAGGTACTTGAGCCATGTTAGGAGCTCTGTGGCTCATACGACCTGTGATAGTGCCATTAGGTATAACAAAACCATGTACTCTATCATCACTTTCTCTTGCTTTAATCCAAGAATCAATCTGTGCAATTCTTTTCTGATACAAAAGATAATCAGCGATTAACTTAGCTTGTGGTATGTTCTCTATCTTAGCTAATGTCTTTTCATCTACCATAGGTTTTCCTGTGACAGTAAATCTTTTAGGTTTCCAACCAAACTCTATTAAGTATTCTCCTATTTGTTTGCGTGAGCCTAAGTTAAAGTCTTGTAACTTGCGTCTAGTGAAGGGAGTTATATCGTTTGTCTCTGTTCTTTCTTCATACTCTTCAGGAGTTAAGCCTTGCTTAGATAAAGTACCATCCTTTTTAAGTTTAGGCTTAACATCTTTTATGTCTATAAGTTTAGGTTTGAATACTTCATGTACTTCGTCTTCTGCCTTCTGCATCTTCTGTCTAAGTTCAGCTAATAGAAGTTCTGCTTTTTGTACATCAAACTTAAAGCCTTTCTCTTCCTGCTGTTTCATTATATGTGCGATGGTTTGTTCTAGTTTAACAGAGTCCTTAGTAAATCCTCTACCTTCGTTTCTTAAATGGTGGAACAGAACTGTATTTAATTGCACATCACGAGTACAATACTTTAACATTAGAGGAGAGTAGTTTGCGTAATCATCAAACTCAATCTTCTGAAATCCTAACCTATGACCCCACTTATCTAAACTGTGTCCACCTTCACGAACAGGATTAAATAATCTTGACATAACTAAAGTATCAACAACAGGTTTATGAGAAAGATCAACACTACCAAACTTCTTAACCATTGGTATATCAAAACCTATAATGTTATGACCAATTAATCTATCTGCTGTGGCTAAAAATTCATAGCCTTCCTGTAATCTTTCAGGTGGAAACTTAAACAGTTCATTAGTGTCAGGATTTTGAGCAACTATACAATGTACCTTAGTTGCTTTAAGATCGTCTGTCTCTATGTCAAATACTAAGTCCATCATAATTCCAGTTCATCAGTAGAGTCGTCTTCATAGTCTTCCTTTTCCAGTTCACGTAGTCTACCTGTTTCTCTTTCATAAAACAATCTACCTGCTAGTCCAACCTCACCGGTATACCTAGATTTAAGTATCCTTAAACGAGTTGTATTAGCTTCATCTATATCCTCTGCTTGTTGATTTCTTTCCAAGCCAATCACACAATCAGATAGCTGTGCTATACTTTGTGATCCTCTCAAGTGAGACAGGCTGACTTCAATACCATTCTCGTGTCCTCTGTTGCCGTCTACTCTACGTAAGTGTGATACCAGTATAAGACCTGCCCCTGTTTCTTCAACTATGCTTCTAAGCCTAGTCATAATGTTATCAATGGTTCGTCTTTCATCACCTTCAGCGATAGCAGAGACAAGCATGTGTAAGTGATCCACTACTACCCACTTGCAATCACACGCAATAATCATAAACCTAATCTTGTTAAAGATTTCATCAATACTATTAGTGCCGAAGTGAGCATGAATCCATACTCGGTTTTCATTCTCGCCATCGTACAGGATGTTAAAGAAGTTATCAATTTCTTCAGGGGTAAATTGCTCCCTGACTTGATCAATGTAAAGTCTTGCGTTTGCTTCGATAGATAGAATACCATCGACAGTTCTTCGCCAATCTTCTTCTAACGATATGATCCCTACATTATCTGTAGTCTCTTTGATAAGCCAGTGTTCTAACTCACGAGTTACTGAAGACTTGCCAAGTCCTGTGCCACCAGTCAAGGTTACTAACTCGCCTTGCCTAAGTCCATATAGTTTATCGTTAAGTTCCTTCCAAGGATACAGAACACTCTCCTTTTTCTCCCTATCAAAGAAGTCTGCTTTTGCTTCTGATACATTTATCACTCCACTCGGAGTATAAACTTTAGCTGACCACCATGCTTCAATAAACTCTTTATGTTTATTCTGACGAAGCATATCATTAGCATCTTTGTACCCATTAGGCAGAGACATTATCTTTGCCTTGCTAGGTTGAAAGAGCATCGCTACTTTCTTTGCTGCTTTAATACCTTGCTTATCATTATCAAAACAAATGACTACACTGTCAAAGCTTTCAAGAAATTCTAAACTTTCTTTAACATCTTTAACTGCACCTGACGAGCCTCTTTTAATTGAGACTGATGCCCACTTACTCCCCATCAATTCATAGGAAGCCATCGCATCACACTCTCCTTCTGTTAAGGTAATAGCTTTACCACCTGATTGAAATAGCTGTTCGCCAAACAATCCTGTGCCTGTAAAGCTACCA